AACGGATAACACCCACATCACTAAAGTAGTTGTGGCTGGCGTTTACTTGCGACTTCATCTGCTCATTAGTTACGCATCTAATACCATCAGCGCGCATATTCCAAAGCTCAACCAAAGCAAAAGATGATGAAGGGCTGATACATTCCTTAGTTCCGTCTACACGAGTAAAATCGCAATTAGAAACTAACGCGCTCCCTACATTGTTAACCCTCAACTGGCGGTAAGCCCCGTAGAACGATGAATGGTTGACCTCTGTACGCTTCTTAGTGTCTATCACACCATCGGTTGAATTTTTGCCATCCATACCTAGAACAAATGCTTCAGCGGAGAATGTTTCAGGATTTGTTAATCCATTAAAAACAAGAATGTCGCAGTTACCAAAACGGCTAGAGTAAACTCCTCGGCTAGGCTCTAAATACAAATCCCCCGTTACGTAACAAGCTTGAATCTTGTCAAAGTATGGTCCAGTATTCATTTCTGGCGAAATAGCATTTTGCCATTTCTCATATTCCCCTTCGTAACCACCTGTAACCTCTAAGCGGTACACTTCTAAATTGTCACCACCTCGAAGGTTGATAGCAGTTTTGCGGCCATTGGAATAAACGTCTTCAAATAGGTAGCTGCCCCTATTGTTGTCGTAGTAGCCATTTCTAGCACTTTCTGCTAACTCGCCAGTTTTGGTTACCCGTGGAGTAATTTCATCATGCAGACGTTTAACTGGTTCTATGTACCATTCGAGGTTTATGTCATTACCCTCTTGACTGAATTCAAGCAGCGGAACGGCTGGTGTTTCTGTTCTTAGTAGTTTGCGCACATAGATATTAAGAATTGCGCCTGAATAGCTTTGCCCTAAAATACTAACCGCTGTTGCGTTAGCAGGTGCACGAATTAACCACACCTCTGTACCTTCAATACTGTGGCTATATTGCCCCATTGCACTACCAATAGAAGGCAATACGCTTCCAGAAGTAGGCCCTTCAAGCTTTAATGAGATTTGATAAATTTCGCCTTCTTCAAAAGCGTAGTTTGCACTTAGAGACGCATTGTTGTTATTCGCGGTATAGCGTTCACCATCTCTCACCCAACCTGAGCCTGAAAAACCACTGGGCTGAACCACTTTCGCACCCACTTCCGGTGAGGCATGTATTTTAAATTGATGAGTATAAATGTCGGTTTCGGTTGAATACCTGAAGTAATCAATGGCGGTTTCGCCGGGGTCTAGGTGTAACCATGCTTCAGCAGGATTGTACCTAACTGAACCAGAACGGGTACAACCAAGCTTGGCGCCACTTGGCAGCGTTATTACTTCATCAAAGGGCTTTTCGCTACCTTGAACTGACACTGCGTTATCCATTTGTGGGATATGCCGGTACGGTTGGTAAAGTATCTTATTCGCATACACAGGCATTGAATCAAGCACGACACTGGCTTTTTCTCCTCGCCAGCTTTCGCCTTTGGCCATTTCAATTGTTTCGTTATACAAAACACCGTTTACAGTGACGTTGTTTAAAACGATTGTGGAATTGCCTAACGCGGTCACAAAAGGTAAAGGCAATTTAAGTTGATAGTCACCACCATTAACAGAAACGGTTGAACCTTCGCTTAGTACCACAACGCCTAGACCGCCCCTTTCATCCAGATTACAACCGCAGTTGTTTAACTCCCCATTTTTCGCAAAATAATACGCGTAGCTATCACCCTGCAGTTGGCGCAAAAAAGTGATCATACAATCACGCGCTTTCGCTTCCTCACCAAAATAGATACCTGCGCCGCACTTGTCGGACACAAGGCCTTTGACATTAGCTGGGCAATCAAATTTGAATGCATTACCGCTAAAGCCATTAATCGTGTTGTAGCGTACAGTGGCCTGACCGCCAGATTCGAAAACCACGCCGTGATAAAGCGTTTTGTCTTCGTCAAACTGGTGATATTCGTTGTCGATTGTGAGTGCAATTACTTCTACATCACTGTGCCCAGCTTCAACCGTTAAACCGCAATCACCTTCGCCCGTTGCATGTATGTCTTGAAGCGATACATTGTTTGAAGCCAACGGAATGTTTAGCATTTTAGCAACCACGCCAATGAACGTAATCGTTCGCAACACCCAACCAAACATACGGTAGCCTCCTGTGTCTATTAATGGGGTATCTATCAGCACCGCATTTTGAATAGTGATACCCTCTACCTCGCCCGTTAATTTAATCGGCGTGACAGAGTTTTTAATTTTCAGCCCGAAAAATCGGTGATAACTGGCGCTTATCTCGAACAACGTCTTTGTGTGGTTGATAATGTAGGGGGCGTGATTTTCAAGCGAGGTATCAATATCCGCGATGCCTTTTTGCACGCCAAAATACAGCGTGTAAGGCCCTGCCTCGTTACCCGCGATGTCTAAACGCCACGGTGTGCTAGAGGGTGTCCAGTCTCGAACTACGTTTTTATCAGAGCCGATGTAAAAATTATCACCGGGGTCGATACGGTAATTAGGAATATCATCTTCTTCACTTGCGCTATAAATGCGTTTGTAGACTTGTCGGAAATCGTTCGCGGGATTACACTCTGCCCATTCTTCCCCTTCAGTCCATCCTGCATCGGCAAGCAAGTTTGTATCAAACAATCTATTCATAATGTGCTACTCGCAGGCGTAATGACTCAATCCGAACTGAGCCTGTAATAGGGGCGTGTCCTGCACGGCGCTTGAAATAAAGTCGGTCATCTTTTGTAATAAATCGGTAAGTCCCTGCAAAAAACGTAGAATATTCCTCGCTATTGCTAATGGTGAGTGCCATGGGGTTAGCAATGTCCGTAACAATGATTATTTCAAACTCATAATCATCCCAACTATCATTAAAAACTCTTAACGCATCACTGCCGCCATCGGCATTGGTGACAGTAAAAAGCTTTTTGTCATTTGCATCCTGTGACCAGCTACTACCCATTGAATTAGGGTTTTCAGGCATAACATCACCGCTATACCAATGCCCGTCTTGACGTAGCGAGAACGGTTTAAATTGGTTTATCGTTGCATCGCCGTTGCTATTGCCGTAATAAGCATCAATAGAAGTAAAGTGGCTACGTGCGGTAGATAGCGTTTCAAAGCCATTGTCAGTTTGAATAAAATCAATTAGGCCAATAAAGCTACTCCCGAATTGCCCTAAATTGCTAACTGTCGTAGTCACCGTATGCCACTCAAAGTTAGCCAAGCTAGGACTGTTCGGCAGTCCACTTCCACCACTGCCCATGGGGTAAACTCGCAGCGTTAGGTTGCCTGTGTAAGCATTGTTGAAATAGACACGATTGTTCGCCGTGGTTAATAAGAATTCGCGAGTAGCGATGATATTAGGAATAGGCAACCACTCTTCAGTTAATGCCACATATGCCACTTGGCGCACATCATCAAACAGCATTTCACGCTTGTTGTTGGGTGAATATGTTGGAATATTCACTGTCTTTTTCAGTGTTGGGTAGTCACTCAAAATATGAGTTAGACTTTGATTTTGGCGAACCGGAGGGCTCATCGCCTGAGTTTTTTTGTTGTCTGTGTCAATATCGTCTGGCAGTTGCTCTTTCGATATTTTACCAGCCAACTCAGAAAAGTTTGGCCATCTAAGCGAAGTTTGTGGAGGGTTGGTTATATTCTCCCATTCAACTTCACCACTTCCCGCGTTCTCTAAAAATGCGGCATAAGCAGCTCTGTTGTTTTCTAACGCTTGAAGAAGTACACCCACCGCCCCTATTGGCACTACTTGAGCTGCCACGTTGCTTAAATCACCTTGCTGCCAGTTATATTTAAGCGTTAGCGTGTTGGCGGTAGTGTCATGATCAATAATTGTTGCTGGTAATTTGCCAGCAATGAATAACTGGCTACCCTCAATCAACCCAAAGAACGAATCTGAGTTATTTACAGACACAACTGGGCTACCGTCTTCAACACTAATGTCGTTGAGACTAAAAACGTAGGTACTCATTATTTTTCCGATATCTGAGAAGAAACGACTTTATTTAGAGCCGTTTTTATTGGACAGGCTGGCCTTGCTGAAGCTGCTGTATGCCAAATGCCTGTTTGAATACTTGAACGAAAACATCACCGTCGATAATGCATGTTCCGTTGTTGCTGTTACCTTGTATTTTGACATCAACGACGACATCGGTGTTGGCCGGAACTCTGACAGCTACACCAGAAACACTATCACCTTTGAATGTATCGCCTGGCGTTGAGATAACATGCACCGAACTACCATTCACATCTGCAGTGATAAATAAGCTATCCAGGCTTCCCCACTGAATTGGAATGGGGTGAACGTAAGCCATACGCTCGAATGGTTGCGCTTGGATAAGAAAATTAACAAGTACGTGCTCTTGCGTTGGCGTACCAGAACCATCAAAAGTAATAGGCCGCATATCTAGCACAGCGCCGTCTGTAATATCCCCTTCGATATTTTCTGCGTATATCGTGGCATAGGATCTAACTGTGCCTGATACACTGTCCCATTCTTGCCAAACGACACCATCTTGACTGGTGATCTTTACACTTTCAGCAGCCAGGGTAATCGAACTGGCGTTTTCACTCCCTTCAATGAACATTCCAGTTAAGCGGCCGTTCACATCGATAGCGAATTGAATCTGCCCCCTTACTTCACCGATTGCATTTTCCAGTGCTTCGAAGTATGAAAAAACGCTAACCTGATCACCATCCAAGTTATTTATTTTTATCTCTTGGAAAGCTTGAGCGAAAGCAGCGCCTTCTATCCATTCACCGTTTTCATCTTCATAGCCTATCTGAGCATTTTTGAAATCTGCAATTTGAGCTTGAACGCTCTTATTCCCTATCTTTTGTTTGACGCCAAGCACATCCAAGCTGATCACTTGGTTTTCTTGTGCTACTTCAGTCACGCTGTAGAGCAACGTCGAGTACTCTTCGCCTAGCTCATTTGTCTGCTGTGACCAGTTGGCCACATCATTGACTACACTGTTTATAGTGTCACCAAGGTTTTCAGGTAAGCCTGGTAACATTACCGTTCTAACGATATTGCCCCAAAATTCATCTACTGCAGAAGTCCTTGCAACTACGAACGTCCATTGCGATTCACCTAGAGCATTGGATGAGCAAACCCATATTTTGAAATCACGTTCTGGTGCTAAGCCAGGAAACGTATAAGCATGAGCTGGCCCACGATATGGTAAAGGCGGCTCTTCATCCGTTAAGTCATGGCTAATGGAATACAAAAACGCGGTTGAACTATCAGAACCGGCTAAGTATGGAATAACTTCCAGCTCTGTAGCTGTGGGGTTTATCGTAATGTCAGTTGGCACGCCAGGTTTTTGCATTATCAACGGTATTTCTGCCCATCCACTTCGTGCAGAAAGCCCACCTAACGCCATCACTCTAAAACGGTAGGTACCAAGCGCGTAACCTGAAAGGTTTACGTGATAACGCGCAATTGAGTCAGTTTCTATTAGCAAGCCTTGCTCATCTAATACCTGATATAGAAAACGTGATGCTTCAGAATACCAAGAGATTTTAACTTGGACGAACGCAGAATATACGTGTTCAATCGTCAAGTCGCTTGGCTCATCGGGGTTAGAAAAGCTATATGTGGTATCAGGTATTTCTGGTTTGTTGCCTTCCCCAAAAAAATCGTAGATATAGGGCTGGTGTTCGCGAACCGTTAATGTCACACGTTGTTTATTAGAGGAAATTTGTTCTATTCGAAATAGCTTTCCTTCCCAGCCTAAAAATGAATCGTAAACAGGAACAATATCACCCACATCATAAATAAGTGCCCATTTAGGCAAATGTATGCGGGTTTTTGTTTGCTGACGCGATATTTCTAGCCACGTTTTAGCGAACTCAAGGGCTTCGTAAAAGTTGTTACAAGTAACTAGATCAACGGAACCCTCATTAATGAAGCCGTTATCTTCTTCTAATAGCTGAGCCTCTAACGCACTGCCTTTAGGTGGGTAAGCGGCTTCCTGCGCAGTACCATCTGCAGCAGGCTCATAGTACGTTACCGCAACACGGTTATATCGCTTATTTTTACTTCCCTCAGAAACTCCATCCATCTCGATGATATCTTTCTCAAGGATTGGTATGCTGACTGGGTCATCATCTTGCTCAATAACTAAAGTTAACTGACCATCGATAATAGGCAGCCAGCCACGCATTGGCTTTAACAGTACATTGACGTTTTCCAATATATCTTTACTGGTATCAAGCTTACAGTTGCAGCTAAATAGCGGCCTCTGTTCGGGCTGTCCAACAACCTCATCGACAAGAGAGTCACAAAGGTCTCTTCCTCTGTAAAACGAATTTGTGTTAATCAGCCCAGTAGAAAGGCCTTTTCCATACAACGGATCTTTGAGGTAGTCGAGTAAAGCTAGTGCTGGGTTTGAGTGAGTTGTACCCGTTAAATCAGCGGTGATTTTAGGCTCTGATGAAATAGCAAACTCACCACCATGATATTCAAGACGAATGTAGCTGCATGCTTTACCTGAAGCTTTATCTGATAATCGCCACCCTGCTGCAGTAAGTAATGGATCTTCATAGTTGTCCATGCCATCAGGGAAGTTACGCATGTGTACCACGCGCCCGCCATCATCATGGAAAAATGCAGGGTTATCAGAAGAAATAGGGATATCGTCTACATAAACCTCATCAATTGACACAACTTTTTCAGACCACACGACAATGATATGAAGCAAGTCATTTTTAATATCATCAGAGTCACCATCATTGGTTTCTTTGAATATAATATTGCCTGTCGTCTTGTGGACCTTTCCAATTACTACGCCAATATGTGCATCAGTTTGCGCTGATGTTAACTCAGTACCAGGCGGCATTGGCTCTGGTGCTTCAGGTGCTAACCAACCAAAAAAGAACCCACCAATATCTTCTAAAAAGCCCATTTCTTAAACCTGATGTGTTATACCTGGCGGATTGAAGCGGCCGCTTCCAGAGGAACCGCCACTGCTTGACGCAACGGGCGCATTTTTGCCCCAATAAATCTTTCGTTTGGCTCTAGCCACATGCTCAAAAGCCGTATCATCTGGGTAGTATTTTTGATGTGAACCTGAGTTCGTCTTGGTACCAGCCTGCTTTTCGAAGTCAGCCCAGACTGATGCTAAAACCGCGTCGATTTTCCTAGTTTTTTTCAGAATATCGCGAGAATCTATGAAGCCTTCGAACACATTAAGGGTAATGATTACGCCTAATTTATCGCCGTGCTGTTCATAAACTGTTACCTCAGAGTTATTCCAGCCTTTATTTAGAAAATAAGGGATAAACGAGCCGTCGCGCGCGTCTAACGTAGTATTAAATTCATTTGTAGATGGTTCAGACGTAACCTCAATTTCATCAATACTGTCAGACGTTATGTAACCCGGTTGATAGTAAACGCCTCCATAGAAAACAGGGGCATCCCTATCTGTCAGATAAAGCATATTTCCGTTTATATTCATCTTGACCAGGTATGTTTGATAGCGAGTCGGGTTATAACCTCTTAAACGTTCAATCTCTGACGCTGACAAATTCTTCACAGCTGCTCCATTAACTCTAAATCGAAGATGGTTTTTCCCGCATCTTTAACGCCGAACTCACCACCATTACGGTTCTTTACACACACCTGAAAGCTGACATCATCGCCGTAGCGAATCTGTGTACCCGCAGGAATATTGTGTAAAAGTGGTTGAGTAAGCGTTATTGTGGCGCGGCCTGTTGCGTCTGAGTTAGCACTAAAAGCAATTCGATAGCCTTTAGTGTTTATGTCGGGTTGCACAAAATCCCCACCCCATACCGCCTTTTCACGTGATGGCGGCAAGCCTGCAACATGTAAAACTTGGCTACCAACGAATCCACTTGTTGTTAAATAAAGACCGTTTAGCTTTCGAACCGACTTTAGTGGATTTGGCAGAAGGAAGTTCCTAATTGAATCGTTGTACCAGTCAAGAATGCCACTGATTTCCATTGCATCATCGTGACTAACAGGCGTCGAGGTAAGCGCGAAGAGGTAATAAGGATCTTCACTCCCCAATGACTTGTTTTCGTACAGTCGTTCTTCTGGCTTGATGATGTCGAGGATTAACGTAACTTCGACTTGTCTAAAAAACTGAATAGGAAAAGCAGACATTTATACTGGCCTCTCAAGACGTGCTTTGAACAAGCGAATGAAACGCTTGTCGCGCAATGCCACCTCTCGCCAGTCGCGGTTTGATGCATCGCCGTGAATATGTGTTTCGTTTTTAAAGCTCATACTCTGAGAATTATTGGTTTCTGATGAACTTAAGAAGCGTGTGAGATCACGGTTTTGTTCTGGTTGAACAACCCGTTCACCGCCGTCTAGTAGGTAGGTACCTTCGGAAGGAATGTTTGTCATACCGCTGTGCGCCATACCCGTTAACTTTGCCGCTGCTGCCGCACCTGTTACGACTACGCCAGCATAAGCAGCACCACCTAACACTGGCCCAATATAGGGAATACTGGCCAAGGCGTTATAAGCACCCATTGCCGCATCCATGGTGTTAGTCCATATAGACTGCAGGCTTTTTCGCTTCTTCTCGTTGAGTAACGTTTCACCGATCGATAAAGCCATGCGTGCGTAACCGGCTTCACGTCCTTCCATACCATCGAAAAAGCTGTTTGCCGTATCAAAGAGAACACCATAACCTTCTTGCTGACGAGCTTGCTTTTCTTCTTCCTTCTTGCGTTCTTCTTCTCTTGCTTCATCGCGAATTTCAGCAAGCTTTCCTTGGTGAGTGGCTTCCAGGTCTTCCATTGCCTGCTTATGTGCGGCCTCAATTTCCTGTGTCGCTAAGCCTTTTTCGCGTAGCATGTCGAGCTCAGCTTCAATTTCCTCTACACGCTTGTCATGCCTAAACTGGGCTAATTCTTCATCTTTTCCGCCAGCTTCAAGCGCAGCTTCACGTATTGCAGCATACTTCTCCGTTGCCGCATCTATTTCGCGCTGGTTCAGTTCTGCAACCTTCTCCTCTTTCGTTAGTAGAAGATTATTCAGTGCTTCTTGATGTTCCTTTTCGAGCTCTTGAGTCAGCAGTCCCTTTTCACGCATAAGCTCAAGCTCTGCGTTCATCTCTTCAACCTTGCGCTCGTAGCGCAAGTTAGTTAACTCTACCTCTCTACCGTCAGCTGCCAGTGCTTCGTCGTAAATTCGCTGATACTGCGCACGAAGGCTTGAAGCCATTTTCTCAGTTTCTTCTTCGCGCTTAACTTTTGCAGTCTGATCTGCTTCTTCTTTGATAGCTGCTTGCGTTTCTACGTGCGCCTGGTTAGCTGCTTCAAGTTGCTTTTTCTGCCGCTTAAATTCTTGAAGTTCTGCAGCCGCTTTCCTTTGTTGCTTCTGCAACTCTTCTTTTTCTGACTCGCCACTTCCGAACCAGCCGGTACCTTCCGAACTCGCATTTGGTAGGCGCTGGCGTAAATTGCCAAGTTCACTGGTTCGTTGTTCTATCAGCTGGTCTAACGCCTGTAGATCGCCCTGCTCTGCTTTCATCTGCAGAATTTGGTCTCTGAGCTCATCGGCTTCCGCTGAACGAATAGCATTAGCTGCTTTTGCCGCGTTAGCTCCGCGTTTAGTCGCTGATTTCTGCTGGGTGTTTTCGAGGTACTGAAGCTCTATTTGTAACTCTTCAATAGTTGGCGCAATTTTGCCGCGCAACTTATCAAGTGAATACGAGATACCATCTAGCCACTTTTTAACGCCGCCACCTAAAGATGAGCTTTCAGAAAAACTGAGTAATAATTCATCCCAACGCTGGCCAAGCGTGTCTACTGAACCTGCTAACCCGCCTGCTTCGGCAGAACCAGCACCGCCTACTTGCCCCGCAAGCTGTTCAAGAATGACCTTTTGAGCGCCTGCAGTATCGCCCATTTCTACCATTGAACGAATCATGTCTTTCTGCGCAGAAGTAAAGCTAACACCACTGCGCTTAAGTGCATTAATACCGGCTACAGGATCTTCTAATGCTTTACCCAATTGCAGGGCTTTATCTTTAGCGGTACCGCCAAAAACAGCGGCCATATCCTGAGAAAGTTCCACGGCCTGGGTGAAGGTTTCTCCGCTTACAGACTTAAACGTCTGAAGAACGTTCTGCGCTTCGGTTATTCCCTGCACACTCGCCAGCGTGCTTAACGCAACTTGGTTTGCTTGTTGTTGTAGTTGCTCAGCAGTGAAACCAGCCGCATTACCAGTAGCCCTAACTAGTGCTTCGGTTCTTAATTGGCTTTTTTCGTATTCATTGAACACCTGCAGCGACTTATAGCCAACCGCAACTAGGCCAGCTAAAGCCGCAGCTAATCCGCTAGTGACTGCAGCACCAGAAGAAAACAATGAATTAACGACAGATACCCTACTGGCCACGCCGCCCATCGGGCCCTGAATAGCTTGAGCGCCCTGTGATAATCCACGCATTGAGTTGTTAAAGCGCTCATTACTGGTGATTGCGCGCCCTAACTCGCTGCGATAAGACCGGGTATTGCCTCGCAGTTCAACTTCGTAGTTCTTTTTGTTCATTATCTTCTCGTAAAGCGCTTATAAAGCTCTTCTACAGACATAGGTTTGATTTGCATTTTGGGGCGATATCCAACGATAAAATCGCTAGATTCGAAGGGTTTATCACCCTTTTTGCTTAAGTAATTTGCCACTTGAGCACGTAAACCAGCCACTTGGAACTGGTCAATTTTGCCGCCGTAGGGCTCGATTTCACCGAATCGCAACCATTCGAGAAGCTTTGACGCACTGAGTCTATCTAGGAGGGAGTCTGCATCTTCGCAGCCTAGCTTTAAGGCCAGCCTAAGTGTGGCTGTTCGATAGGGCTGGCCTACGAGGGGTTTCTTGCTAAATCCTCGTCACTTAGTGGTTCTAGCTCTTCTGATTGAGAGTCATTTTCACTTTTTGGAGGCTGATAAAGAGGGTCTATCCAAGGCATATCAGAAACACTGGCAATTTCTGCAAGCACTAAGGAAATTTTCGACTGTGGGAATGATGCAAGAAACAGAAGGTCAGTTTCGCTATCCCACTTCAACGGTATGCGCCCAGACTTTGTACGTAACGACATTGCAATAGCCTGGTATCTTAGCGCCATTACATTACGCCCTTTCTCTTCTAAGTCAGCATGGGAACGCTGAATAAGATTGAGTTAGTCCATGATCACTACAGCATCTGCTGCAGAAAGCTCAACAATAAGCCAGCGCCCTAACTTGGCTACTGCACTTTGCGCGCGATGCGCGAAGGTTTTATCCTTCGGCATCTTACGCTCAGCGATAAAACGCTTAAAGAAGCCAAGCATTAAACTAGATCTTCTTCAAGAATTGGACCGTCGACTTTTAGCGTTAAGCTTCTGTCTACTTGCCCCTCTTTAGGAATTGCATAACCAACTTTTGTAGTTAGGCATCGGAATGACAACGTTTTAGCAATTGGCGCGGGGAATTGCACCTGTACGTGGTTTTTCGTGCCGTTATGGAAAGCATCAATAATACTTTCAATATCAGTCTGCGTTTCGCGATAACGAACCGTGACATTCCATTCTCCGCCATCACGTAAACCGTAATCCGACTCTTTCCAGTCATGTTCGGTACCATACTGGGTTGCATCAACCACTTCACTGGTCATTTCACCAGGCTCCATGGTCATAATATTTGCTATTGAATCACCGTAAGAAGTGCCATCATCGGTTGATAAGTGCAATGAGACTAATTTACCCTTCATGATTAATCCTCGTCTAGGTATTGTATTGTGTAAGTAAGCTGCAATTCACCGATAGTCGTTTCACTGTCACGGTCGTATGCAAAGTTGGTTCTATTCATGCCTTCAATCAGGCCGTCTAACTGGGGGTTTTCGCGCAGCAGCTGCTGCACTGCAGTGGCTTTTTGGTCTAATGCATCATCAATATTGCCCGGATCACGAAGCATGATTTCAACAATGACTTGTGCCTCTGTAATTCCGGTATCATCGAAGTCATATTCAGTTTCACCAGAATTAAAGAACACCTTTAACGCAGGTAGTTCATCTTCGAATATCTGCGCTGGAGAGTAATTAAATGTAGTAGAGAAGCCAGCAGGCTCCGCTATCGCGCGGATTGCTTCTCGTATCTGCGAACGTGTGGCCATTACTTAATTCCTAGCGCTTTATCTAATCGCCAGGTCAATTGGCGAAATAGCTCTAAAGGAAAGTCTTTAGCAAGTGAAGCTTCTGTCTCTTGGTTTACAGCGTTCTTAAGCGTTTGCTCTGTGAACTTTGCACCAAAACCAGCCACTTCAATATTCCCTCTGCCCTGACCTTTTCGAACATAAATGTTGCGCAAGCCTTTATTGGTAAATGTGTTTGGCCACTCGTAAGGTCCAACCGCATGACCATCACCTCGCGGCTTAGCGCCTGCCGTTCTTGCAGACAGCCTATTGGTACCGGCCCACACTTTTCCATGTAGACTAGTCGCTTTAGCACGTGTGATTTTCACACGTTGTCTTATAGGTGCTTGCTTAACTTGCATGGCCTTAGAAGCACGGCGAACTATTTTCGTCCGTGACTTTTTAAGGCTATCGTTGATGGTTGCCGCCATTGCACGGTTAACCTCACCTTTTCTATGAGTATCTAGCGCACGACTCATTCGCTTCATTTCAGCTAAGGCTTGTTTTGAGTTAACCGATACAATTTTTGACATTACTAAACACGCTCAAGGATCAAGCTGGTGACTTCGCCTGACTCTTGCTTTGTCACGAAAAGGTATTTAACGCCATTTACCGTGATAGGTTCCCTGCGTTTTATGGCTGGTAGCGATGTTTTCGGTGTGTCGAACTGAACCTGATTAGTGTCTAGTTCACCGAACTCATGCGCTCTGGTGTACAGGTATCCATTCACCTCTACACCAGAGATAACCGCCACATGTTTAAAGTCAGCAAAAAAAACTGACTCCATATCTGCGGCAAGATCATCTTGAAAGCTCATAGCTATTCGCTTTCACCATCGTTCTCTGGACCAAACGCCGCGTCTAAACCGTCATCGATTTTTGGTACTTCGATTTCAGTGTTAGCTTTTGCGTCGACAATTTTACCTTTCGACGCTGCCTGCAGTTCCTTTGCCATCGAAGCATCAATCGAGATGATTGTTTTACTCTTTGCCTTAGGAAAGTAGCTTTTACCCATTAGACGCACACCGCGTGTAAGCTCAAAGCTTACTTTTTTACTATCTCTAGCCATTTTCTTTTACCTTAAAAAAAAGCACCCGAAGGTGCTTTGCTAGTTAAAAATTATGTGAATTACTCACCCAAGCAGAAAGCTTGAGGGTGACGAACCGCAACGTCTGCGTCTTGGAACAAACGCATAACAAGACCACCGCTAGCAACTTTGGTAGCGCGATCAGGTACCACGTCAAGCGCACCCCACAAGCCAATTAGCGCTTGCGAGAAGTCACCAAACAACATCTGGCCAGCGTTCATTTGTGTTGTTACTGCAGCGTTGTAGTCGTTAACTCGGCCATTCTGCCAAATAAACTGGCCTGTGCCTGAAGCTTTCTCAGTCGTTTTAAGCTTGCCACGTAGCGATGGGCGCATTAGATAAGCCATGGTGTTAGCATCTGCGTTGGCTTCTGCCACGTCAGTTTCAAATGCAACAGTTTCAGCCCATGTAGGACTATTTGGTGTAGCGAACGAAATTGCACCGATACCGCTGGTGTTAGCGATACCTGTAGGTTCATTGCCAATGCCCGAACCGTAAAGCGCGCCCTGGTCTAACCCTAAGCTTTGACCACGCATGATGTCAGCCATAACCAGCGCTTCAATATCTGGCGTAGACTGGTTCATGATACGGCGAGTGATAGGAACTGCAGTAGCTAGCGTTTTAGGTCGTAGCTGTACAGTAGTGAAAGACAGGTCGCTATCTGTAGCCTCACCATCTTCTTCTACCCAGTAGAAGGTTGCCGAACCATTCTGTTTAGGAATATCAACATCACCCACAAGGCCAGACACCATGCGCGCACCTAATTGACCCACCACTGCTTGTGCGCGAAGTGCTTCAATGTACATTTCAGCATGAAGCTCGGTAGCTACAAGCTCAGCGCCTTTACCCGCACCGCCAGCTGATTGCATGCGCGCAAGTTGCATTTGGCGCAAACCATAGCCCATTGCTTCATAGCTAAGGTAGATACCGTCAGCATCACGTCCAACTTTTTGAGCGATAGCTTCTGACATTTCACGCTCAAGGCCAGCATTCTTAAAGTTACCCGTAGCAACAGCACGAAGCGCATTGATAACACTGTACTTGCGTAGCTCTTTTTCACTGACGTCCAAATTAATCATAGTAGATTCGGCTTCAGGGTCTTTTCGCTTGCCGTGAAGCTCACGAATAAGCGCTTTGTTGAACTCTTCGTAGCTGCGACCTTTAGCAATGAAGTCGTTACCTAGTTCAGTCGCGCCGTACTGACGTGCAGTTTCAGCAATACGTTGAGCATCGCTTGCTTCAGGTGAAGTTTTAACTTTACGTGGCTCTGCGAATTCACGCTTAGTTTGGTTAGTCGTTTCCGGTGATTCCGAACGTTCGGCCGTTTCATCCGGGGCGTTGTTGTCTTGGATTTTGGTATCATCCATTTTACGTACCTCAGTGGTGGTTATTTTTACGGGGTTGTCGTTTGTTTCAGCGTTTCGACCAACACCTACGGTAGGGTCTGCCGGTACTGATACAGAAGATATTTCTAGCGGTTCCCAGTGGGTAACGCGGTAGTAATCTAAATCGTTTTCTTCGCGGGTTAATTTCGCGGCGTGGATACGGTAGCCAACAGATACATTCACACGAATCTCATCTTGCATATCGATAAGAAGCTGCTGGCCGAGCGGGTTGCGGCTCATCTTTATTTCAGCGTAGCCGCGGCCTTTCTCAATCCATGCTTTTTGAATAACACCGCGTTGGTCGTTCCAGTTGTGATCACTAAGGAACGGACCTTTATTGTTGATGCGTGCCAGGTCACATTCACCTTCTTCGTGACCAAGGGTTTCTACCCATCCCCAGCGCTCAACTTCATATTCACTGGAAAAGCTAAGGGTGACGATACGGCTTTCTTCGTCTACCTTTTCAATTTGCGCTTCCATGTCGCGCTGCATGACAGGACATTGCCCTTTGCGCAACATGGCTGCAGTAACTTTATTTACGTTCACTGTTCGCCCTCTTCTTCGTCATTTTTAGGGGCGTTCTTATTGGCTGCAGCTGCAACTTTTGCCCCTTTGCCAATACCAAAACCTTTAGCCAGCTCCATCGCTGGACCTAGTATCTGAAGATATTGCTGCCAGCCTTCGGCCATTTCGTCGACATCAACACCTTTTTCATTCAGAACATCCATCGGGTTAACGGTGAAGTTATCCATGGCAGCGCCAATGGCCTGTTCATCTTTTAATGGGTCAACCCATTGCCATCTGCGGCCTTTGAAAGAAAATGCATCAACGCTGCGCTCTAAGTCATAACCTCTCAAGTTATCTATGGCGCCATTCAAAAGTGCATGTTTAAGCCAGCGTTGATATATCGCACCAACCACTTGGCTTATTAACCAACCTTGAAGACGTTTCCAGTGCTCTCTATCTTCGAGTACTGCTTGGCGAAGGCTTGACCATGAGACGCCTTCATAATCGTTCGCGCCTGTGTTGTAGTTCACATCAACGCCAGCAAACGCACCTTTAAGCGAGGCTTTCTGAAAGCCTTCAACCGAATCGCCGTGATGCTGGAAGTTTGTTTCTTTTGCGCGGTAGCCTTCTGGGGTAATTGCAGCGCCGCCGGGCTCAAGTTCGAAAATGAAATCACCTTCGTCCTCTTCTTCAGGGGCTTCTTGCTCTGGGTCGCGTTCGTAAATAACCATGTTGCTAGCTGCAACCCTGCTACCCACTAGCGCTGATTCGCGGTAACCACCGATATCGTGAAAATCTAAAAGTGATGCGTGAGCCCATGGAACACCGCGAGTTTGACCAGGGCGAAACATTGGAAAAGGAAGAATGATTTCATCTGCGGGAATACGAACGTAGCGTTTGCCAGTATTGTCATGGCGCCACGTATGCTCACCAGGGTGGTTAGTCAACAAGTGGTAGGCAACATGTCTCCCCCACTTATCTATTTCAACGCCCATCTTAATGCGAACGCCGTTCCCTAAATCTTTGTTTAAAGTGGCGTCCAACAGGTCGGCTTCAATAAGCTGAATGGCATACCCGAACTTATTGGGTGCGCCGTGAATGTGACGAATGATAATGTCACCGTCTTGGCATACGGTTTTTGCAATGAGCTGCATTGCGCTAACAAAATCCATACGGCCACTGATTTCGCAAATACCAATCTTGCACCACTTGGCAAACGATTTTTCAATGGACTGGTTAGCAACGCGGTCTAATTCCCCATCAGCACCACGAACCTCAGCGTGTAAGCGTGGCCCCTTATCTCCAATGACATGAGTTTGCACCATGGAGAAGAAGCGCTTCATATAACCAACGTCTTCACCGGCTTTGCGACTAGCAGCCTTTATCCTTGATAAATCGCGTCTCAACGTTTCATCAATGCTAAGACCGGAACCAAAGAAATTGTTTGAGCTGATACGCGGGCTTTTCGCTGCAGCAAAGCGTTCCTGCGCATGCAGTTTATGACGCTGACGATCACGGCTAGAACCAGCGCCTTTCCCAAGAACTGGTTCAACTCGCTCAGTTTCGTCTTTCGACTTTTTAAAGAGATTAAACATACACTACCTGTAGTAAGCTCGACGTGGAGGTTTAGTTAAGCCCTTCTTCTGCTTAACTGTGCGAACGCGCCAGCTGTACTTGCGCTTCAACTTTTCAAGCTGCTCAATGGGTATGCGAGTTAAGCTGCGGCCATCAACGGTATAGTTTTCGTGATCAGAAAGAATGCGGCCTTCAATTCGCTTTTCTATGGCTTTCAAAACGCGTTCGGCATGACTGGTAGTGTCGCAATACTCTAAATCATGCGGGTTCGCGTCGATAATGATGTAACCATGGGCTACTGTTCTGCGGCCTGTGCCATCATCGCTAAAAAGATGCCAACGGTATTCGCCAGACTGATAGGTCTTTGTTTCTTCAGAAGCCAGGTCAACATGAAGCGCCCCATCAACCACAGTCGTGTCGATGGTAAATTTGCTTTCGGGGCCAACCAGAATGTACTGATAAGTGTGTGATGCGTTCGCCACTTTACGTGACCACTTTGCGTAGTCACCTTTTACTAAACGTTTTGGTTCGTTCATTATCTAACCTGAGTGCTAAAGCCACGCTTTCGCCGTGGGCGAGTGGCAGATGATTGGCGTTTTCGTTTGGTAGCTTTCTGTTCAACTTCGCTTTCTAATTCAGCGCTGAACATGTCTTTCTGGCTTAAGCTGCTCTCTAATGCATCCCATTGGGCGCTAGTTTTGGCGTGAACCTTTTGAGACATTGCAGCGTGAAGCGCATAAACTTCGCAGTCGGTACCTTCGTTTCGTCTACCGCTTCGACACTGCCAAGTCATTTGGCCGCGAAGCTTTTTACTTGGCGCTTTGACCTCAGCAGTGACTTGTTCCCAGTAGTCAGCTCGCGCATCTTTGTAGCTATGCATGAAAGCCGCGGTACCTTGAAGGCGCTTTGATAGAAGATCTTTAGCCTTGTGAGTACCGACGAGGTAAACAAGAACGCCGTGTTTATCTGCTTTTGTTGAACGTTTGGCGTTGTTGTGGTCAAGTTTTGCAGAAGGTAAGCGGAAAATTTCACGCTTACCGTTGTCGTTACTGTCACCTTTGATAGCCATAAGGTGAACGCGTCTATGTTTCTTACTTCTCGTTCTAACGTAGTGATAAACCGCGTGGTTGGTACCACCATCTGAACTATCAATACTGGCCGCTGACAAGTAAATTCGACCTAGCGTTTCGTGCTCAAAACCGTTGAAAAGTAGCTGGTCTAACTCATCCCATACTGGATCAGCTTTATCAACACAGTCACCGGCTATCTCTTTCCAGAGAACCAGCCAACTTTCTTCGTTTCTACCGTATGCCCGAATGATGATAGCCAGCCTATCGTGCTGAACATCGACGCCGGCGGTAACAATTAAGCCGCCTTTAGGTACCGTTAGCTCTGGGTAGTCATCAGCAAGCGCCTGCAGCTGCTCGTGATTCAGGTTATCTTTACTGCGGTATGCGTAAGGCTTACCCAGTTTAGAGTTCTGAAAAATTATCCTACCGGCTTCATCACCAGCTGCTGCTTCATGCTCTGCTTCAAGAAAGTCCTTAACCAAACTTGAAAGCGAAGTGCCAGGAATACAAACGTAAAGTTCAGACAGCCCTTTGAAGGTTTCAATTACACCATCAGTGTTAACCGTTGGTACCCAACCGCAGAACTTATCACCTTCTTCCTCTGCAACTCTGCAGGTATTGAAAATGTTTTGCTGACGCTGCCAGTCATTCCACGCGCTACCACAGTGAGGACAGGCATAAACCGCCGTTTCCGGTAAATTTCTACCGTAAACAGGGTGAACGGGGCCTTCATCTTGCTCTACCCAGCTGACATTTTCCCAGTCTAAAACGTGCTTTTCGCCACAATCGTGGCAGGCCACTGGCAGAGTTCGCTGGGTACCGAGGTTGATGTAATGCTCAACTTCGCTTAAATCCTCGACGGAAGGGGTACCGCCAAGAACAAACTTACGTTTTCGAAAGCGCTTAATGCGTTCACGCGCTAGGCGTATCGCATCACCCTGATCACCAACGTTACCGTTTGTGTCGTCGGGTTCTTCAACCAGCACCACTGGCGATGGCGTCGACTTAACGTTACTGACTGAGTTAGAGCCAAAAACCTTAAGAGAGCCCCCAGGGAAATTCTTTTTGTTACTTCGGTTACCCGCCTTTCTACTGCTGCTAACATCAACTTTTTTAGCAAGCTCTGGCGTGGCCCTGATAACAGGTTCGAACTTCTCTTCAATGAAGTCGCGTGCTTTATCATCTTTAGGAAACAACCCAAGAATTCGACTGGGCTCACAGCAAATACGCTTTGCTATCCAGCCAGTTTCAAGCAGCGTCCAGCCGATTTGCGCGGCTTTCATTAAGCCGACCATTTCAACAAAGTCATTATCTAGGGCATGCATTACACCCCAGAAGTACGGCACATAATCCGCGTTATACAAACCAGCAAAGTCTGCGTCTTCAGCAGGTAGTCGAAAGTATTTTTCAAGCCATTCGCGCGTTGGAATGTTTTCAGGTGGTAGCCACCCAGCACGGCATTCGTCAATCAGAGTCTGTAGATTGGAACTGGAAGTCTGCAATAACTCGCATGGCAGCAGCTGTGGTTCCATCAATTGATTCTCTGTCTATGGTGATCCCATGCTGGCTTTCCAGCATGGCTAAGATTTTTTCTATCGAGTTTGTGTACTCAGATTTCGCCAGGGCAATCCAACCGTCGATAGCCTCACGAACTTGTGCCTTGTCGAGAATTAGCTTTTCCTCTTTGAATAGCATGAGCTCTTTCATTCTCGCGTTGGCAGAAGCTTCGCGCGTTCGCGCTTCGTCTAACTTCAAGCGCTGGTCGCTTGCGGTTCTTCCGCTGGCTTCGTCGCGTAGTTTTTCGCAGTAAGCACGTAACCACTGGCGGTAGGTACCGCCACGAACTAAAGTTCCGTTATCGAGATGTTTGTGAATGGCCGGTTGTGAAGCACCAACCAAAGAAGCGAATTCTGTTTGTTTAGCTTTATCATCTAAATCAAACAAAATATAACCCCCCTATGGGATTTTATAGCTGTTAAAAAAACGCGGGTCTATGCGC